TCAGGCGGCGACGGCCTCGGCGTTGACCTGCTCGTTGATGACGTGGCCGAGCAGGTAGGGCAAGCCGCGCGGAATGCCGGTGCGCAGACTGGTCGCGCGGCCGATCTTCCAGGCCATGAACCGGCTGGTGGTGCGCTCGATCGCGCCGGCCAGGTCGCCGCCTTCGCCCAGCTGGTTGAGCAGCTCGTCGGCAAAGTGCCGGCCGTGGCGGCTGTCCAGGAAGGTGGCTGCTGCCTCCGCGTCTTCGCCCGTGGCGGCGCTGATCGAGGCCACCGCCAGCGGCCAGGCGGCCGCGGCGCGGTCGGTCATCGTGCCCCAGAAGCCCCAGCCTTCGTTGCGGGTGGTGGGGGTGGCTGCTTGCGTCATGGCGGTGGTCCTGGTGGTGGGTTGCGACGCCTCCAGCGTCGCTCTGCCTGCACCAGAAGTGAAGCAGTTCTGCAGGTGCCAGACCACCCCAGTCGGAAACCATCACCAGTTGCGGATGATCAGCTCACCGGTGGCCTTGCGATCGCCCGGGTTGGCCGCCACCGTGTAGGTGATGGACACCCGCTGCATCGTTAGCCCGGCAAAGGCCTGCCGCATCTCCGGCACGTCGTTCACCGTCACCAGCGCCTTGCCCTTCATCGACCGCATCAGCTCCGCCATGCGGTCGTACTGCTGAAGGCCGAAGTCCACGCCGTAGCCCTCGGTCCCCCAGTAGGGCGGGTCCATGAAGAACATGGTGTGCGCCCGGTCGTACCGAGCCACGCACACGTCCCAGGGCTGGTGCTCGACGAACACGCCGTTCAGGCGCAGGTGCACGTCGCTCAGATCCTCCTCCAGCCGCAGCAGGTTCAGCCTGGCCGGCGCCGTGGTGGCGGTGCCGAAGGTCCTGCCCTGCACCTTGCCGCCGAAGCCCAGCTTCTGCAGGTAGAAGAACCGGGCGGCCTTCTGGATGTCGGTCAGCGTGTCGGGCTGGCTGAGCTTGGCCCACTCGTAGAGCTGGCGGCTGCTCAACGCCCACTTGAACTGCCGGACGAACTCCTCGAGGTGGTGCTGCACCACCCGGTAGAGGTTGACCAGGTCGCCGTTGATGTCGTTGAGCACCTCGACCTTGCAGCGGTGCTCTCTGAAAAAGAACAGGGCTGCCGCGCCGCAGAAGGGCTCGACGTAGCAGCTGTGCTCGTGGTCAGCGAGCAGGGGAAGAAGACGGTCTGCGAGGCGGCGCTTGCCACCTATCCACGGGATGAGAGGTTGGGCCATTGCGGTTCATCATTCGCCCTGCCGTCGCGACGGTGTCAGGGCCTTGGCTGATCCGCACTCACGCTGCGGGGAGGCGGCCGGTGCGGGTGCTCCAACACCCTCACCGGTCGCCCTGTTCTACGGTTCAGGGTTGGGCGCCGGCCTCCTGCTGATGCTGTGGCGTTGCAGCACGGTCAGCCGCTCCACCGTGAGTTGAAGAAGCGCGCGCCGGCCGACACCATCTCGGTGTTGTCGGCCTCGCTGGCCCCCAGGAATGGGCGGGCCGGGATGGTCACCTGCTGGCGCAGCAAGAACTGCGTGATGCCCTTCTCGTCGACCAGGATGAACTGGCCCTTGAGCGTCTGCGCCACGTGCAGGCCCTGCATGTTGCGCGGGCTGCCGGCGGCGCGGGCCGCTGGCGTCACCGGGATGGAGAGGAACGGACCTTTCTTGGCCCTGATGACGCCACCGAACTGATGGACCGCCGCGTACAGCACGTTGGTGCCCACCGCCACGCTGGTGTTCGTGGCCTCGGTGGTGATGCTGTTGCGCAGGCGCCGCGTCAGGCTCAGGGTCTGGCCGCCCTCGGTCTTGGCGCGGAAGCTCTTCTCCCACGCCTTGCCATCTGGCCCGGTTGTCGACCTGAACCGCAGCTGCGCGCCGGTCCTCAGCACCCGGCCGATGTTCTGCATCAGGGGCAGCATCTGCCCGCCCAGCGGCAGCGCCAGGCGCACCCGATCGAGCGCGGCCTTCACCCGCGCGTCGTCGATCTTGACTGTCACATCACCGGCCATCGCGGAACTCCTTCTGCTTCGTGGCCAGCTGCTCGCGCAGCAGCTCCACCCGGCTTGAACCCGGCGCGTAGGCCCAGCCCGGGCCCACGCCCTTGGGCACCTGCTCAACCTCACCGGTGCGGGGGTTGGTGTACTCGCGCATCTGCATGGGCGGGGCACTGTCGGGCTCGGCCTTGCCCATGCCGGCCGCCTGGTCGGCGCTGAGCTGGATCACCCCGCACCGGCAGCCCCAGTCGTTGGGCGGGTAGTGGGTCTGCCACCACGGGTCATCGGCACGCAGCACCAGGCCGTCCCAGGCGGCGTGCTCGGGGCGGGTGTTGGCGTCGTTGACCGCGTCGTACATGAGGTACGGCGCGTCGGTCTTCGTCTGCTGGATCTGCGCCCAGTGGCCGGCGGCGTAGGCCGTCTGCATGTTGGTCTCGAAGATCACGCGCAGGCGGCGCGGGCTGCCCAGCTGCACGGTGCGGGTTTCGCCGGTGACCGGGTCGGTCATGTCGGCCTTGCCCCACCAGCCGGCCTCCAGCAAGCGCGGCTTCAGCTCGTCGCGGAACTGATCCAGCGTCTGGCCACTGGCGATCGCCTTGTCGACGGCGGCGCGCACGTCCTTCAGCAGATCCACCTGCATCATCTTGGCCACGGTGAAGGCCTCGTCGTGCTGGTACTGCCAGACGTCCTGCCATGCGAAGCCGGTGGCGTATCCCTTGCCGCGGAAGAACTCCAGGGCCTTGCGTGGCTCCAGGTCGAAGCGGGCTTCAGCTGCCATTGCCCCACCTTCGATCCAGCCTGGTCCATGCGCGCAGGATGGGTGAGCGACCCTGCCGCTTCGCCTCGCGCGCAGCCTCCACGATCACCACCACCTCCAGCGTGCGCAGCAGGGCGAGCCGTGCAACATGCACGATGCAGATCCACACGCCAAGCACAGCCAGCGTCGTCGCGCCCCAGATGAAGGCAGGGAAGACCCACTGGAACGCATCGAACCAGAAGAGCAGCCAGGCTGAGTTGGTCTCGAACATCAGGCTGCCACGCCCACGGCGCGCTCGTAGTTGGCTGGCCAGCGGTCGATGTGCGGTTTGCCAGGGCGCCACACCCGCAGGTACAGCGCCCACGCGCCTGCCTCGTCTCCCAGCTCGGGCAGTCGGCGCGGGTCGGTGAACAGCAGCAGGCGGGCGGCGGCAGCGGCCAGCGCGTCATCGGTGGCCAGCGCCGACCACAGCGCGGCTGGCGTCGGCTGCACACCCCGGGCAGCGCAGACGCTGTGCATCCAGTAGCGGCTGGCGCTGTGGCGCAGCACGCCAGCGCAGCCACCGCCACGCTCGAATTGCCACAGGCCACGCGCTGGCCCCTGCCCGCCGCCGTCCACGATCTGGACCCGGGCGGTCAGGCCGCTCTCCTGCAGGCCGATGGCCAGCAGCATGATGCGGGCGGGCTCGCTGTCCATCGCGGCTGGCAGCTGGGCCAGGCCCTGATAGATGGCGGTCAATGCGCTTGCAGGGATGGTCATGCTTCACCTCTCATGGCCGCGTCGATCGCCTCGTCAGTGAACTCTGTCAGCCGGCACACGCTGGGCAGCATCAGCGGATGCTCAGGGTGGCCGCTGGCGGTGATGCGTAAGCACATCAGCGGCTTGCCAGCGCGGCGCAGCTACGGCAGCACCTCCTGCACTCTCGCTTCAGCACGCGCGTGGCCTGCTTGGGCGCCCCAGGCCAGGCAAATGGCCGCCGCGTTTGAAGCGGCCTCCGCGATCTGGGTGTCGTTGTGCGGACCTACCGGCCACCCGGCCTGCTTGAGCGCGGCCGGCTTGGGCGTTCGGAAGGCGAACAGGTTCACCACCTCGAAGGCCGGGAATCCGTGCGCATGCGCAAAGGCAATGCACCGGCGGATGGTCGGATCGTCCTTCTTGTCATCCGCAGTGCTGGGGTTGAGCATGACGAACAGCAACGGCTGACCGGCGCCCCAGCGACGGCCGAGCACATAGCGGAATCGCTTGCACTCGCTGACGATCGCAAGGCGGCCAGTGACGACGGGTTGTGTGCTCATGCTGGCCTCACCTGTGACGATGGGATCAGCCGCCCAGGACGTACTGCAGCATGGCCTTGGCCTGCGGCGCCGACATGAGGTTGGTGCCGGTGCGCCCTGGCTGGCCAGGCGTGCCGTCCGGGTACACGTCGGCCGGCACTGGCCAGGTCAGAAAGCGGCCCACCTGCTCATCGGTTGGCCCAGCCAGCCGGTTCTTGAGGGCGTAGCCCATCAACGGCCACATCTTGTTGATGGCATTCGCCCTGGCAATCTTGCGACCCATCTCGGCGTCGAAGTTCTCGGGGCTGGCACAGGCCGATTCGCCGGTAACCGTGAAGCCGTTGCGCAGGATGAGTACGCAGAAGGTCAGCAGATCCAGCTCGTCGGGGATCTCCGCAGCGCGAAGCTGCACCTTGTCGCCGAGCTGCTTGCCCTGTGCGTCGGCGACGGCCAGCACGCCAACCACTCCATCACCAGCGGTGAAGTAGTGCTCGCTGACGATGTTGGCTTCAAGGTCGGCTGGCGTGATGCGTGGAGCGGTCAGGCCCTTGGCCTGGATCTCAGTCTCGATCTGTGCGTCGTTCATCAGGTCCTCGTGCGTCGTTTCACCAGGTCGGCCAGCTTCTGGCCCCAGGTCTTCTTCGGCGCCAGCCCGCGCCCCATGACATTGGCTGCGAAGGCGGCTTGAGCGAATCGCTGCACCACCTCCGGGTCGGGCTTCGCGTCCAGCAGCGTCGTCAGCCGCTCGCGGAACTGCACCAGGTCGCCGCCGCTGGCCTCGGCCAGCGCCAGCACGTCTTCCACCGGCTTGCGCACCAGCGCCTGCCACTCGGCCGCCAGCGCTTCGGCGCCGTCGCTGATGGCCTGCTGCCGGGCCTTGTTGAATGCCCGCTGCGCGCCGGCCTTGCCCAGCGGCACGCCATCTGCAAAGGCGGCATCGGCCGGGTCAGCGGCCGGGTCCTCCGCGGTGTCGCCCATCGGCTGCACGGCGGCCGGGTCGGCACCAGGGTCGGTGCCCGGGGCGGCGCCAGGCAGCAGCATCTGCGGCATGGGCGCCGGGGCCTTCTTCACCCAGCCGTCGCCATAGGTCTCCAGCATGTAGGCCTCGGTCGGCTCCCAGCCCATCTCGGTGATGGTCTTGTCGCGCTGGGCGCGCTTGGCCAGGTCCTCGGGCTCTTCAAAGCAGTGCTCCAGCCGCGGCAGGCCGGCGCCGGGCAGGTTGTACTCGACGATCCAGCGCACCAGGCTGTCGCTCAGCGTCTCGTCGAGCTCGTCGCCATCGTCCTTGGCCACCTCCAGCCGCACATCGTTCTGCACGCCGGCCTGGTTGCTGCCCAGGCCAGCCGCGGCGGCGGTGGTGCTCATGGTCTCGCCGAGCACGGCCTTGCTGATCTGCTCGTCCATGTAGCGGACCAGCTTCTCGTAGGTGTCCACACTGCCGGTGCGGCTGGCCTCCAGCAGTTCGATCACCATGCCGTCGGGCACGATCACGCCTGCATCCTGCGCGATCGCGCTCAGCGCCTGCAGCAGCTTGGCCTGGCTGGCCTTGTCGCTGCCGTTGGGGTACTTGCCCACCGCCGTCGGGCTGCCGAACTTGTCGGCGAAGGTCAGCCAGAAAGTGATGCCGTTGCGCTTGAAGAACACCGGCCAGAACAGCATGCCGCCCAGGCCCGTGCCGTAGGGGCTGTCGTCGTCGGCCCCGCGGCGGTGCACGATGAACTTGCGCGGCGGCATGGCCTCGCCCATCACCATGTTCTCGCGCGTCAGCAGCCGCAGCTCGTCGTCGATGCCGAAGACGAAGCGCCGCGCATCGCGCGCCATCACCCGGGCCGGCAGCACGTAGCCGTCGCGCACCTCCCACAGCACCTCGGCCACCGAGTAGCCCTTGAGCGTGGCCTCCAGCAGGCGCTTGCACAGGTGGTTGAAGCGCAGGTGCTTCAGCGCCTTCTCCACCAGCTCGGCCGCCTGCTTGTCGATCGCGCTCTCGCTGGCGGGCTCCACCTTCCAGGGCCGGCTGGTCACTGCCAGCTTGCGCTTGGCCAGCACGGCGCCGGCATGGGCGTCGCGCTTGAGCTCGTCGTAGATCTTCAGGCCCTTGCCGCCGCCACGGCTCTTGAGCGTGTCGTCCTCGTTGAGCTGCAGGATGCCGCCGTAGAACACCCGGTGGATGTCCCGCTTGATGCTGGCGATCTCCTGCAGGATGGGCTGGCCGTTCTGGTCCAGGATGGTGGCCATGTGTCAGGCTCCGGTCATGCGCTGTAGAGGTAGCTGCGGCGCAGCGCGCGGGTGTCACCGTCGAGCCAGCCATCCATGCCGCTGGATGCGCGCTGCACGCCCAGCGCTTCGAACTCCATCGGCGTCACCTCGGCGCGGGTTGCCGCATCGGCCAGCAGCAGCGCCACGCCGGCATCGCCGTGGCGCTTGTTGCCGTCGGCATCCTTGGTGCGCTTGTCCGGGATGCGAGGCACGCCCCGCACCACCTCGAAGGCCCGCAGATCGCCCATCACGTCGGCATCGCGCGGCAGCTCGATGGTGCCGTCTTCGAAGGCGGCCTTGAAGGGCGCGGTGTTCTCCCGGTACCAGGTCTCGCTGAGCATCACCTGCTCGATGCGGGCGGCGCCGTAGCGCTGCATGGCCACCTCGGCCATGTACTGGCCGTTGCCGCGGGCGTCGAACTTGCCGTGCATGAAGCGCGGCAGCCGGTCGATGATGAAGAACGCCACCTGCTCTTGCTGCTTGAAGGGCACGTTGCGCAGCTCCACCATGAAGGGCACGCGCCGCACCAGCTGCTGGGTGAGCTGCACCGGCACGTCCACCGTCAGGTCACCGCTGCGGCCGAAGTCGCTGCCGAAGAAGCTCTGCAGCGCTGGATCCAACCTGGCCAGCAGCGGCGCAAGGTGCTCGTCGATCCAGTCCTGGCAGTCGGCCTTGCGGATGTGGTCAGGCAGCGTGTCGAAGCCGGGCTTGCACTCCCAGCGCAGCACCGGCAGGTCGGCCGACATGCGGCTTTCGATCAGGGCGCGGCTCAGCCAGGCCCCGCCGCTGTTGGCGGGGATGCAGTCCAGTTCCTCGGCTGCACCGGCGCCGTAGAAGGCATACACGCCGGCCACCCAGGCGTCTTCCTCCGCCTGTGTCCAGGGCTTGCCCAGGCGCAGGCACACGCGGCGATACAGGCCCTCGGCCACCGCCTGGCGGAACGGGATGTCATGCACCGTGCCCTTGCGCCGGCCGGCCTCGATGTCGACGGCCAGGACCGTGAAGGGGTTCTCCACGCCGTTGAGCGTGGAGATGACGTGCACCGCACCACCCCAGATCAGCATGGCCATCGCGGCCTTGAGCAGCTCGTCGAGCTTCTCGTGGAAGCCGGCCTCGTCGATCACGATCACGCCTTGCCGGCCGCGCAGGTTGCTGGGCCGGCTGCTCAGCGCCACGATGCGGAAGCCCGAGCCCGGGAACCGGATCGTGAAAGTCTTGATGTTCTTCTCGTCTTCCTCGTCGCCCCAGAAGCCCTCTTCGATCTCGCCCGCGGCCTTGTTGAACACCCGGGCCCACATGGCGGCGGCCTGGATGTATTCCACCGTCATGTCCTGGTTGTAGGCGATGTAGTAGACGTTCTGGCCGCCGGCCGATCGGTCGCTGGCGGCAGTCAGCACGTTGTCGGCCGCCTCGGCCCAGGTCAAGCCGGTTCGACGGCTCTTGCGCGCCACCTTGAAGGGGCTTCGATCCGCCACCCAGCGCTGCTGGTATGGCAGCAGCACGGCCGGCGCTTCAACGCCGGCCGTGTTGGGCAGATCGAGGGGGACGGTGGTCACTCGCCTTCGTCCGGGCAGTTGCCGCACTCGACGTCGTCGCCCATGTCGCACATGCAGCACTTGTCCGAGTAGCAGTGCGGGCACTCGCGCACTTCTTGCGTCTCGCCTGGCTTGTTCTTCAGGCGCTCGGCGGCAGTCGAACCGCAACCGCCGCAATCGCCGTCTGGCATGTCGGCCGCCGTCACTGCGCGATGCCCAGGATGGCGCGGCGGAGCTCTGCCGCCGAGTCGGCGGACAGCCCGCCGGTCTTGGTGAGCTTGTCGACCTGCTCGGCCGCGGCCTTGGCACGCTCCGCCACCTCGCGCATGAACTGCTGCTGCGCGATGCTGGCCCGCACCAGCGGCGCCATCGCCTTGGCGATCTTGGCGATGTCGACCGAGTCGGGGTCGATCTCGTCCATGTCGCGCAGCAGGCCGAACAGGCGCTGCTGCAGCATCTGCATGGTGGCGCGGGCCATCGCGTCGGTGTCGTCGGGCGCGGCGGCCACCAGGGCGCGGGCTTCCTGGGTGCTACGCTGCAGTTCGGCCAGGCGGCGCTCCATCGCGCTGCCGTAGCGGTGGATGCTGCTCTTGCCCACCTCGTAGCCCTGCTGCCGCAGCCAGTCCTCCAGCTCCACATAGCCCTGGAATCCGCCGCTGATTAGCCGCTGGTCCAGCTCCGCCCGCGTGGCCTCGGGCAGGGTCAGGATCTTGCTGCGCTCGCCCATTGCATGCGCCTGGGTCAGGCGATCGCCGGCCGGGCAATGCCCGGCTCACAGTCGATCGTGTACTCGACCAGGTCGACGCCCAGGCGGTTCAGCTCGCAGTGCCAGCGGCCATCGGGGCGCTTGTCGATGGTGATCAGCTGCCGGTCGTGCAGGTAGTCCAGCTCGCGGCGGATCTCCTGCTCGGTGGCGTCGTGGTAGTTGGCCTGCATCACGCTCAGCAGCACCGTGGTGCCGCAGCCGGCGGGCCGGCTCACGTTCAGCGCCACCAGCAGATACCAGCGGATGCTCTCGCGGCGCACGCGCTGCATGGTCATGGCGACGTCGGGGGTGCTCATGCTTGGTGGTCCTTCTGGGGGTTGGCCTTGGCCGCCTGGGCATAGATCTCGCGCACTGAGTTCTGCATGAGCAGCGTCGCGTGATCGATCTTGGTCATGATCGTGGCGATGGCCTGGTTGTAGTCCTCGCGCCGCACGTAGTCGCGCGGCAGCTCAGCCTTCAGGCCCATCAGGTCGCGCTCGATGCGCCGCATGTCATCGCCCTGGCCCTCGATCATTCGGCTCTGGGCCTTGATCAGGTCGGTGACGGCGGTGAACTTGTCGGCCAGGTGGTCCTGGCTGCCCTTGATGAGCAACTGCGCGATTGCCCAGAACGCGCCGATCACCGTGGCGATGATGATGAACAGCTGGTATGCCTCAAGCTGGATGGTCATTTGGTGCCGTAGCCTTTCTCGATTCGGGCCTGGCACTCCACGCAGAGGCTCACGCCTGGCAGCAGGCGCCGCCGGTCATCAGGGATGGGCTCGCCGCAATGCGCGCCCTCGCAGTACTCGGCGCTCAACACCCGCCAGCGCGCCTGGTCGGCCAGCGCGCCGGCCTGCAACGCACCCTTCAGCCGCTGTGCAGCGAGCGAGTGGCGCAGCAGCATGGCGGTCTCGTCGTTGGCGCGGTCGGCGATGTCGCTCATGCGGCAGGCCCCGGGCCGTCCTTGTCCATGCGCTGGGCCAGCAGCGCATCCTTCTCGCGGCTGCCCCGGCTGCTGCCGAACTCGAACTGGAAGGCATCGCGCAGGCAGGCGCCGGCAATGCCGGCCACGGTGCTGATGACGCCGACCACCTCGCCGGGGATCTCCTTGCGCCAGACGGTCAGCACGCCCAGGCAGGCGATCAGCACCGCCACGGCGCCGATGGCCAGCACGTTGGCGCGGGTGTCGCTCTGCTGGGCCATGCTCAGCCCCGGGCGGCGCGGCGGGCGCGCACCTTGTTGCGCCTGGCCGCAGCCTTGCGCGCGTGCTGGCGCACGCTGTCACCGGGCCGGGGGTAGCCCGGCGGGCGCCACGTACCGCGGCCGGCCCGCAGCCAGGCGGCCCGCTCGATGGCAGCCGCCTGGCGGCTGTTGCCCTGCATGTCGGCCACGCGCTTGGCCTGGATGCTCTCGCTGGCGCTGGTGGCCGATGCCCCCCTTTCGGGGGGGGTGGCCAGTGCCATCGCTGCCATCGCGCCGGTGGCCGCCAGTGCGGCTCTGAAGAGTCCGGTCCGCCGAGAGGTGTTGCGCATCATGCTGGCATGGTGGCCAGCAGCGGCGCCGCGGTCATTTCGCGGATGCGAAAAGCACAAGGCCCGCCGAAGCGGGCCCTGCGGTTCAGCCTGGCGACCGGCGGCCTACTGCTTGGCCGGCGGATCCTGCTGGGCGAACATGTCACCCTGCACGCGCGCCGCATGCTCGCGCCGCGCCACCGCGATCACCCGGTATGCCTGCTGCAGGCAGATGCCATAGCGCCGGGCCAGCGCCGCGTAGTTGTTGCCGGTGAACTCGTTCCACATCCGCTCGCGCCTGCGTCTCTGTCGCATCGTCTCGCCCTTGGCCCAGTACAGCGGGCTGCCGCCGAAGTGCTCGCGCACCGCCTCGGCGGTGGCCTCGGCCACCGCGGCGGCGCGGTCGGGCTCGATGTCGATGCCGATCAGCTGGCGCTCCACAACGGAGGCCAGCTCGCGGATCAGCTCAGGATAGTCGGGGTCTTGGGTGATGGGCGGTTCAAGCCCATCGAGCGTGGCTTGCGATGTCATGACAGAGGGTCCCTTATGCGGTTTCTGCACACCCCGGCTGGTCTTGGCCAGTGCTTGGGGGTGCACTGGGGAAGATGCCAGAAGTTGCAATTCGTTGCAGTGCGTCCGGCTCGGCCCTGCAAGGGTTTACAGCCCGCGACTGCGGGGTTGCCGTCAGCCTGTCTGCCAGCCTGCGGCGCAGGGCCTCCAGCTGGGCCCGCCGCTCGGGCGTGAGCGGCGGCGGCCTGTAGGCCAGCACCGGCTCGGCCGGCAGCGCCGGCAGGTGGTCCAGCAGCTGCTTGGGCGCCGGCCACCGGTCCACCGCGCCGGCCAGGCTGACGAAGGCCGGGTGCAGGCGCGCCGAGTCGCGCTCGGCGTCCCACCGGTGACAGCGGCACAGCACCTCGATCCACCCCTGTGCGGTGAGGGGTAGCACCTCGCCGGCCGGGCTGCCTGGCAGCGCCAGGCTGTAGAGCAGCTGCACGCCGTCGATCACGGCGTTGCGCAGCCAGCGGTCATCCTCTGCGGTGGTGGTGGCGGCGGTCATCCTTTCATGCCCTCCAGCGCCACCAGCGCCTGGCCGGCCTGGCTGCGCGGCAGGCGAGCGGTGGGCGCGGCGTTGGCCAGCGCAGCCTGCACCACCGTGCCGGCCTCGTGGCGGGCCTGGGCACTCTCCAGGCAGCGCTTCAGGTAGTTGTGGTTGCCCAGCGGCTTCCAGCCCGGCTGGGCGCGCTTCTCGTCCAGGCCGCGGGCCGCCTCCACCAGGCCGAGCACCAGCGTCTCGGCCGGCACGGGCAGCAGGCCCACCACCTCGCGCATCAGCCGCAGCGCGCGGCCCCAGCCCAGCTGCTGCTTGGCCGGGCGGAAGTAGCCGATGTAGTGCATCAGCGGCAGGCTCAGATCGGGCTGCATGCCGGCCAGCATCGCCATCACCTCGCGCCCGGCTTCGTGCTGCAGGGCGCTCTCGATGGGGAAGGTGGCGTGGCACACGGGGCAGTTCAGTTGCATCACGATGGCTCCTTCTGGGTGCACCCGTCGAGCTCGTCCATCAGGGCCTTGCGCTTCATCTCCAGCATGGCCACAGCCACTTCGGTGCAATCGACCAGGCGGATGTCTTGGCAGGTGCTGCTGATGCGACGGCGGAAGGCTTTGCCGGTGGGGAAGGTCGGCGAGTAGTACGAGTACTTCTTCTCGGCCATCTGGCGGTGCTGCTTGGCGCTGTACACCCTCTTGGCCAAGGCCAGGTCCTTCGCGCTGTACATGGCGCGCTGGTGCATGTTCAAGAAGCGGTGCTCGTTGCGGCTGGGCTCGGGGCGCAGCCATTCGCCGCGCCAGAAGCCGTCGATGAAAACCATCACCTCGAAGCGCAGCGGCTTGGTCTGCCGCACCTCGGCCACCACCTTGGTGGTGCCATCGCACAGCAGCTCAGCGCGGCCGTGCGGAAAGGACAGCGACTTCTCCACCGCCGCCCACTGATCAGGCGTGAGCTTCATGCCTGTCCTTTCAGGTTGGGGAAGACTTCCTGCGCGATGCGCTTGGCCTGGCGCCGCTGGTCGTACACCAGCGCGGCGATCAGCTTCTGCAGATCGGCGCTGGTGGCGAACTCGATCGCGTCGACCTTGAACATGCGCTTGCACATGCCGTTGGCGTAGTCCCACCCGCGGCCCGAGTCGGCGAGCAGCGCCTCCACCTTCTTGATCTGCTCGGCCTTGCTGGCCGGCGGGCGCGCTGGCCGGCCGGGATAGGTCTGCCCCGGCTTGGCCAGGCCGCGGGCCTGCATCAGCTGGCGCAGGTGGGCCACCACGCGGGCGCGGCCGGCGTGGTCCAGGTCACCAGCGCTGCGCACGCGGCCGTGGGTCCACAGCATCTGGCGGTACTCGCTCTCCGGGTTCTTGTCGCTGGTGTCCATGCCCAGCTTGCCGGCGGCGATGTGGATCTCGGCCAGGTCGTTCTTGCGGGGCCGCACCTGGCGTGCTGCGGGGAATGCCATCACGCCTCCCGCTGGGTGATCTGCCAGACCGAGCACGTCGGCCGCTGGCCCTTGGCCTGCAGGTCGCGCGCCGTCAGCGTACCCGGCTGCAGCGCCAGCGCCACGGTCAGCTTGTCGACCAGACGCTCGATCGCCATCGCCGCGCTGCTGGTGCTGCTGGCCCGCTGGCCGCCCACGGTCTGGGTGGTGTAGGCGCCGCCGATGCCGGACACCTTCACGTTGAGGGGGAATTGAACCGGCTTCATTGCTTCACTCCACCGGCCTTGGCCAGCGCCTCGATCGACGCTAGGTGCTCTCGCAAATGCCGCTTCGGGCTCTTCCAGGCCACCCATCCGGCCAGCAGCTCGAGCGCGTTGAGTAGCGCGCCGCGCACCTGGTCAACCGACACATCGGCCGGCGCGATCGCCAGGCCATCGATCGGGCCTTTCGGGTCGGCCCAATGCGTCACGTCGGTGATGAGGCCGCCGTGGGCGCAGTCAATCCAGGCGCCTCGCTCGTCATCCCAGTGCGCTGTTAACAGCGCGTCCTGGGTCGACCAGACGTTCACTGTCAACTCGGCGTCGGGCTTGCTGGCGCTGGCGTCATGCCACTGCAACAGCTCGAAGTACTTGGATGCGCTCATGAGGTGCCCCCAGCCCGCACAGGCTCGCTGCCCAGCGCGCCTTCCTGCGGAAACAGCAGCAGCTCGCTGGTCGCGAAGTCGGTGTGGATCAGCTGCTCGCGGATCAGCGCGGTGGTGCCGGCGCTGAAGACCTGGGCGGCGCCGGTGTCGTCGACCAGCACCAGCTCGCCGGTGTTCAGCACGCCCGCGCGCAGGGGCTGCTGCTGCGCCGGCTTGCTGGCCCACGCCACCAGGCCGGCCCAGGCCGAGTAGATGAAGGCGCCGCCGCTCATGCTGCAACCGCCGAGGCGGCCTCCTGCTCGAACGGTGTGATGCTGAAGTCTTCGAGCCCGGTGACGATCTCGATGCCGCTCACGCTGTCCAGCTTCACGGCCTCGGCCAGCAGCTCGGCGCGCTGCGGGTCGGCGCTGGGCGCGCCCTTGGTGGCGTTGTGGGCGGCCAGGATGGCGTCCTTGTCGATCTCCTCCTTGGTGCGCAGGTAGCGGCTCAGGCCCAGGGCCTTCAGCGTCTTCATCACCATGTCGGCCTTGGTGATCTTCACGCTGGGCGGGCGCTGGCGCCAGTTCACCTCGCCGGTGATCAGGTTGGCGAACTTCACCTTGTTGCCGTCGGTGATCTCGGCGCGGTTCGCCTCGCACCAGGTCTGCACGCCGGCCGCCAGGCGCTTGACGTCGCCGCTCAGGCGATCGAGCTCGGGCTGGTGCTTCGCGGTGATCGCCGCGATCGCGTCGTTCATGTCGGCGGTGATGCGGGTGATCTGGCGCTGCAGATCACCGATGGTGCGGATGTCGGCAGCCACCGCGTCGCGGGTCTGCGGTGCGGCGGCGGCGGCGGTCTTCAGGCGCTTGGTGGCCATGTGGGTTCTCCTGGTGATGGAAAGCGGGTCAGGCGGGGCGGCGGGCCGCGGCGGCGATCGCGCGCTCGGCCTCCGTCTGGGCGGCGGCGGCCTGGTGCAGCTGCATGGCGTCCAGGCGGCTGGCGAACTCGCGCAGGCCCCATGCGGCACCAGCCCAGCAGCACGGGTGGCGCGTCAGCAAGCTGCCGTAGGCGCTGAGCAGGGCATCGAGCAGCACGCCATGCGGGTGGCCTGTGGACTGCGCGGCGCCGATCAGGCCTTGCGCCAGGTCGGTAACCGCCTCAACGTGCCGTGGGCTGGGCTGCTCGCCCGGGGGGATGATGGGATCGGGCATGGTGGCCTTTCAGGTCTGCAGGTGGAGCTGGCCGAGCAGGTCGGGCAGCGGTTGGCGGCGCAGCTGCGCCTCGATGCGCAGGCTGTGCAGCGCCCGGCTGCGCAGGAAGGCGCAGCACGCCTCCAGCTCCCCGGCCGTCTCGGCGATGTAGTAGCCGGTGGCGGGTGTGCCGCAGATGGCGATGCCCTCCTCCCGGGCCTCGCTGATCAGCGTGCGCAACATGCGCTCGCTGGTGCAGCAGGCGGCGGCCAGCCTGGCCGCGCTGATGCCCTTGGCCGCGCCGGTGTGCTGGGCGGCCAGGCGCTGCAGCAGCAGGGCCTTGGCGGCCTCGGGTGACACGTAGGGCATGGGGATCGGGATGTCGGTCATCGGCGGCCTCGTCTCGGGGTCAGGGCTGCGACAGCGGCGGGCGGTGCGGTACCAGGGCATCGCCGCGGCGGGACAGCACGGCCTGGTGGGCCTGCGCGCCGGGGCGGATGTAGGGGCCGTCTGCAGGCGCCAGCAGGCCACCACGCAGCAGGATGGGAGCCGCGCCCGCAGCCGGCTGCGGCCTGGGCGTCAGCAGGCCCTTGGGGTCTTGCACGGGCTGCTGGGCCAGCTGCAGGGCCTGGTCGCGCACCACCACGCCGGGTGCAGCGCCGGCAGGCGGCGGCACCAGCATCTGGCTGCCGGGCAGCAAGGGCGGGCGCTGGCCAGCGCTGGGCTCGCGGGTGGCCGCTGCCCTGGCCTTGTCTAGCGCCTGCTGCCGGGCGGCCTTGGCCTCGGCGCGGGCAGCGGCGGTGGCTGCCCGGGCAGCTTCGCGCTTGGCCTTGCGGGCCTGCGCCTGGTCGGTCGCTGCCCTGGCCAGGGCAGCGCGTCGCGCGGCGACGCGCTCTTCACGCTCGGCCGCCTGAATTGCAGCGATGCGCTGCACCTTCTGGGCGGTCTGCTCGGCCAGCACGCGCAGCTCGGCCTGTGTGGGCATGCTGCGGATGGCATCCAGCCGCTCGGGCGTCAGGCCCCAGCGCTTGGGCTTGTGGCCGGGCAGTTCCACCAGGTGGCCACCGGCGATGGCGCCGTGGATGCGCGCCCCCACCGCGTTGTGGCTGCACTGGATGATGGCGCGCACGGTGATGTGGTCGACGTAGCCGCGCACCCAGGCCACGGCCACGATCTGCGGGAGAACGCTGTTGCGAGGGGCGCGCATGGCTCAGCCCTGAAGATCGGTTTGCTGGCAGGCGGCCTGGGCGCGTTGCTGCCTGTACTGGCGCCACAGGTGCCGCGTGGCGTGGCCCATGCCCTGCAGGCAGTCAGCCAGCAGTAGCCAGTTGCACACCGCGATGGCGTGCAGCGCGGTGCGCAGCGTGTGGTTGCGGGTGTAGATGACGCGGGTGTTGCTCTGGGTGCGCATGGTTCAAGCCTCCTGGGCTGGGGTGGTGGTGGCCTGGCGGCCACCGGCGTTGAAGTGCGGGCACGGGCCCGCGGCGGTGAAGCGGCCCTGGCCGCGGCAGGCGTACCAGGCGGTGGCGTGCTGCGGGTTGCCGATGCCGGTGCCGCCCTTGCCGGGCCGGCGCTCCTGCACGTCCTGGCAGACCTTGGTGGACACCTCGCCCATCACCGGGCAGGTGCACTGCGCGCCCATCAGCGCGCCGCGCACGCGGCGCTCGATGCGCTGGGTGCTGGCCGCGTAGTTGCCGCTGAGCACCTGGCTGACGGTGGTGTCACCCACGCCGATGCGGCGCGCTGCGGCGGCCTGGGTGGTGCGGGCGCACTCGGCGCGCAGTGCGCCGATCCAGTTGCCCGCTTCACCCGGCGCAGCGGCCGAGCTGGGGGCGCTGTCGCGCAGGGCGCGCAGCAGGTTGTCGGGCTTGGCCACGTAGGTGCCTTTCAAGACGCGGTTGATGGCGGCGATGGAGAAGCCGATCCGGGCGGCCACCTCCTGCTGGGTGCCTGAGCGGCATTCGTCGGCCAGGCGGGTGAGCAGCTCGGCGCGCTCGGCCGCCGGCAGCGGCGCGCTGCGGATGGGCGGGTTGCGCGGGGTCACGCGATCACCTTCGCGTTGGCCAGGCCGATGGCGCGACCGGCGGGTGTCAGGTCGCCACGCTCGTCGACCAGGTCGCGATTTCGCAGGGCCTTCAGTACCGCGGCGCGGGCACCGGTGTTCTCCGGGTCGGGCAGCGCACCCTCGGGCCGGCGGCCTGCCGCGGCCAGCGCCAGCCAGCGCACCGAGGCCGGCTTCAGCGGGGACAGCTTCGGCTCCGGCGGCGCATCAGGCGGCATCAGCACGCCACCGTCGCCCCACACGTCCTGCGTGTTCGGGTCGTACATGGTCAGGCTGCCCTTGCGGGTGATCGGCGCCACCGGACCGGTGTTGCGGCGCAGGCTGTAGGTGTCGTAGCTGCCGGGCACGCCAGACATCCGCCGTGCCACGCGCTCCACGTAGCCGCAGCGGCGCAGCCGGCCCAGGTAGTGGCGGGCGGTGCGGTGCGCCAGCAGCGGGCAGGTGGTGAGCAGCTGCGGCAGCGTGAAGCGCCGCAGGATCCGCATCGCCTGCCAGGCCTGCTGCTGGCCGGGCTGAAACTGGCTGCGCTTGACGCAGCCCTTGACGCCTGCCATGTCAGACCCCGCGTTGGCCGATGAACAGCTTGCGCGCGCCCCACTGCTCGGCGTCAATCGCGGCCCAACCGTTGGCGCGGGCCAGCTGCTCGATGCGGGCCAGGCCCACCACCATCAGGCCCACGCTGCCGCCCGCCTCCTGGTGCAGCCGCTGCAGCAGCTCGTCGTCGACCTGCACCTCGCAGGTGGCGCGGGCGATGTCGCGGGCATCGGCCAGGTCGCTGCGAAGGAACTCCACCCAGTGGCTGATGCGCCGGGCCAGCTGCGGGCGGGCGTTCAGTCGCTTCTCGATGCCCTCCATGCCCACCATCACCACCGGCACGCCGCTCAGGTCATGGATGTCGCGCAGCGTCTCGATCATGTCGCCGTCCTTCAGCAGGTAGTCGGCCTCGTCGACGAACAGCGGGCGGTTGCTCTCCTGCAGCGCGGTGACGATGTGGTCGACCATGTCGGCGTTGCGCCCCATGCCGGCGGCCTGCAGCTCGGCCATGATCTTTCGGAGCATGGTGTTGGGCGTCCAGGTGCGCATGGCGCGCACGTAGACGCCCTCGGTGCGGTTGACCAGCCAGGTGATGGCGGTGGTCTTGCCGGCGCCGGTGTAGCCGTGGACCAGGGCCATGCCCGGGATGCCGGCACTGCGGCCGGCCAGCTCTTCATAGGCCACCTGCAGGGCGGCGACTGACTTGGTGATAGCGAGGTTGTTTCGCATACGATCGGCTTTCGAAGGGGCTTTGCTTGGACGCTGCGCCCCGGGTTAAACAGCCCCGCTCTGGCCTTCACTGCCAGTGCGGGGTTCTTCTTTCATGGCCTCGGCCTGCTCGGCCACCATGTCGTTCATGCGGCGGTAGCTGGCGGGCTGCTCGGCCTTGAAGGCGGCCAGGAACTGGCGCTCCTCGTCGCCCAGCTCACGCACCAGGGCCTGGCCCAGCAGCCACTGCACGCGCTGGGCGCGGCTCTCGAAGCGCGGCGCCGCCACCAGGCCGCCAGCGCGCGCCAGGCGGGCTGCGGCCAGCTGGTTGGGGGTGCCGGCCGGCACGTTGGCCGCCTCGGCCTGCTGGCGCGCGACGATGCGGGCCTGCGCCTGCTCGATGCCGACCAGGTCGGCGGTGCTGCGGGCCGGCGCCAGCGCCGCACGGGCAGCATCGGCCGCGGCATCCAGGCCGGGGCTGCTGTGCGCAGGTGCCGGGCGCGCCGGCAGGCTGGCCAGCTTGCCGGCCGCCGCGGCGCGGCTGCGCAGGATCTCGCCCACCACCTGGTCGGTGCCGACCTTCTTGGCGGCGGCCCGCAGGGCGCGGCGCTCGTCCTGCACGCGCTTCGTCTGCATGGCCTTGGCCTGCACCGCCACGTCATGCCGGCTGATGCCGGTGCGCTCGGGCGCCCGGGCCAGGCAGATGAAGCGCATGTCGTCGCCGCCGAAGACGTGCAGCGTTCCCAGGTCGCCCTGCAGCGCGTCGTAGCGCACGTACACCTCGCGGCCCACCCAGGCTTCCAGCTCTGGCGCGATGAAGTGGGTGTCATCCAGGCGGATGCCCTTCTTGCCCACGGTGCGCCGGCCGTTGTTGCCCGGGGCCTCGGCCAGCAGCACGTCCAGCGCGTGCTCGTCGTCGATGCGGCGTACCTCGGCGGTGTTGCGGGCCAGCGCCTCGAAGGGGGTGATGCCACCCAGGCCCTCGTGCGGGTTGTGCAGGTAGACCGACTGGATCCACTCGTCGCAGAAGGTCTGCAGCTCGGCGCTGCTCATCTGCAGCTCGACCACCTCGCCGCGCTTCATCAGCCGGTCGGCAAAGCTCTTGCGGGCCTCGATCGCGCTGCGCTCGGCCACGTCATGCCCGATGAAGCCAGGGCACAGCTCGACCAGGTCGCGCGTGAAGGTGCCGAAGAACCGCTCGATGTGCGGCTTGTGCCAGGGCTGGAACGGCGGGCACAGTTCCTGGATGTCCTGCCCCACCGGGCTGAGGGCGGTGAAGACGCGGGTGATGTGGTGGCTGGTGTAGTCGCTGCCGTTGTCGGTCTTGACCCGCTGGGGCACGCCCAGGTCCAGCAGCATCCGGCGGATGAGCGCAGCCACCGCGGTGGCCTTGCTGGTCTTGCTGACCACCAGGCGGGGCGTGCGGGTGCCCACGTCGATGCCGCCCACCAGGGTGTGGCGGCCGTCGGTCAGCATCAGGTCGGCCGGGCTGCTGTCCAGCTCCCACAGCTGGCCGAGCTGGTCGATGCCCTCGCTCTTGCTGCCGAAGGCCACCATCTGGGTGTTCTTCCAGGCGTCGGGGTTGGCCAGGGCCAGCAGCGTGCCGGCGTTGGCGCTGCGCCAGGTGTCCATCCACCGTTCCAGGCTGCGCAGGCTGGGCAGCACCGCCCGCACCGGGCTGGATGCGCCTGCGAACCGGGCTTGCAGGCCCTGCAAGACCTGGGTGGCGCGGGCGTGCGGGTAGGTGACCAGCATCGCCTGGATGAACTCTTGCAGCGCCGGCTGGCTGTCGATGCGGCCGGAGCCGGCGCGGTTGCCGTAGCTGCCGGCCAGCGCGGTGATGCCGTGCTTCTTGATCAGCGCCTGCCAGCGCTCGATGCTGCTGTCGCTGGTGCTGGGCACCTCGGCGCGCACGGCCTCGGGTACCTGGATGGCGCCGTCGTTGTAGGCCAGGGCGAAGGCCAGCCGCGCCTGGTGCGCCGGCAGGCCGCTGGCGCGGGTGTAGCTTTCGCAGGCGCGCACAACGGCCAGGCGGGCATCCATGCGGGCCTGGGCGGCCGGGGCCAGCTCGGCCGCCTGGCGCAGGCTGGCCTGCTGCCTGGCCTGGGCCGCGCGCTGCTGCAGGCCGCCGCGCAGTGCCAGGCGGGCGCCTTCCACCTGGCCGGCGGTGGCCACCTGGGCGCGGGCAGCCTCGGGGTCGGTGCCCGGCACCAGGGTAGCCGGCTGGCGCCAGGCCAGCGCGGCGCGCGCCTCGGGCGGCAGCTTGTCGACGCTGTAGAGGCGCCGCGTGCCGCCGCGGCCGGGCTGCTCCTGGAAGGCCCAGGCCTCGCGCTCCGCGCGGCGGATGACGGTGGACTTGGGAACGCCCATCACCTGGGCGATCTGGGCGGCGGTGGCGTGGGCGGCGGTCATGCGGCCCGTGCCTCCGTTGCGGCGTTGGCGGCCGGCTGGTGATCGGTGATGACGCCTTCCTTTAGGCCGAGAAGCACGGCGACGCGGTGCGCCTCCCCCCGATAGCCCTTGGCCTTGCCGCTCAGCAGGTCGCGCACGGTCTGGTCGTGCGCCTGCAGCTGGCGAGCCAGAGCAGCGATCGAGACGCCCCGGCGGCGGAGGTCCTTCCTTACATCTTTGGGTGTACGTGTCGCGGAGGTCATCTGCTAGCCTTGGGGCTCAAGCGAAATCAAGCGAATTCATGCAAGCGAACTCGAGCGAACTCAAGCGAAGCCTGCAAGGGGAGAATTCGCTCGCCACGCGAATTCGCTGGTTGTTGGCGCAACACGGGCTGCAGCAGAAGCAGCTGGCCGAGGTGATGGGCGTTGGCGTGGACCGGGTGAAGACCCTGGTGCTCGGCAGGGCCGTGCGGCTGCGGGCCGAGGAGATCTCGCGGCTTGAGGCGGCCTATGGATTGCCACGGGCGTGGCTGGTCGACGGGACAGGCCCGCCACCGCCCGGCTATGTGCCGCCGCCTCCCGATGGCGATGGCCCCAAAGCGTCGGGGCCTACGGCATTGCTGGCGGCTGAGGACCCTCCGCGCTGGCAGGCGCCGCCAAACTCGGCGACTGATGCGCAGCTGCTGCAGCAGGTGGTCGACGCAACTGCCGCAGCGCTCGCGGCGCGAGGGTTGCAGCTGCCGCCGCACCGGCGGCTGCGGCTGTACTGGGGCGTCTACGAGCTGAGCATCGATGCTGGCCAGGTCAATCGACGTGCAATATCGACTCTGATCCAGGCTATCGAGGACCCCGGGTGAACAAAAGCGAAGCTGCGCCTCAGGCGAATTTTTGAGTGGTGGTCGCTACCCTGGCCGCGGCGGCCGACATTTAAAGCCGCCTGCGCCATGTGCGAGGCCTTTGCGGCGCTCTTCCGGGTGCGGCGGGCGGGTGAAATCTGCAAAGGAGGGCTGATGCATGTGGAAGATGCTGTTTGCCGGGCTGGTGGCGGCTGCGGTTTCGACGGTGGCTCCGGCGCAGGCCGCAGCGCCGAATGCGGCGACGGCTGAAGCTCGGCCGGATGTCCAGCAGCAGCGCCTGGCGCTGATCCAGTCGCTGATCGGCGCCGGGGTGCTGGACCGGATCGAGCGACCACGCGACATTGCCCGTGTCTGGGTACGCCCCCGCTTCTACGCGGCCGACTTCAGCGAGAAGCGCAAGATCGTCGGCGTGGTGCACGCCTACTTCGCTCAGCTTCACCCGGGAACCGACTACGTTGCGGTGTACGACGCGACCAGCGGCAAGCGGGTGGGCCGGTTCTCGGTCCAGGCCGGCGGCCTGGTGATGGACTAACCAACCATGAAGACTGACCGCGTTGGCTCGGGGGCCGATCTCAAGGCGTTGATCGGGGCCTTGTGCACGGCTGAAGTCGATGTGGCCCACGACTTTCCCCAGTGCACCAAGCTGGAGAAGCGCGGGATGCTCGCCATGCGGCTTCATCAGCTCTACGGCTGGATCGCGCTTCGATTCCCGGGCGCCTCGAGCGAGGCCGTGGGCTACCGCATGATCAAACACGCTTGGTGGATCGCCGGCCTGGTGCTGCAGCGCGACCGGAAGGCGGAAGTGAAGGTGGCCATCAGTGCGGCAACATGGCAGGCCGTGCTGGACGGATGCGAGGCGCCGCCTGAGCTGCAGTCCTACGCGGCGCAAGTTGGAGCATTGAAGGATGAGGCCGCAGTCGAGGCGTTTGCTGCAGAGGTCTGGCGCCGCCTTGGGCTCAGCGAGAAGTCGCGCTTGAAGCCCTGATCAAAGCCTAGAATCCAGCGAAGACGGCCCGCCAACACGCGGGCCTTCTGCTTTTCGCACGCGCGAATAGAGCGCAACGCCAGCCCCGCCGACAGTGCGGGCTGTGACGACGAAACCCACCCCCACCGGCGCCGCCCCGGCGCTGCTCGACCAGGTCGAGATCTTCCGCCCAGGCCGGCACGTGGCCATGAGCGGCCAGGTGATCGAGTTCACCGCGGCCGACGTGGAGGCCATCGCCACCGCCTATGACCCCGCGGTGCACGAGGCGCCCCACGTGGTGGGCCACCCCACCACCGACGGCCCGGCCTACGGCTGGGTGCGGGCGCTGGGCGTCAACGCGGCCGGGCGCCTTTGCGTCACCAGCAGCCGCCAGGTCGAGCCCCAGTTCGCCGAGCTGGTGGGCGCCGGCCGTTTCAAGAAGCGCAGCGCCAGCTTCTACCCGCCGGGCCACCCGGGCAACCCCAAGCCCGAGGGCTACTACCTCAAGCACGTGGGCTGGCTGGGCGCCACGCCCCCGGCCGTCAAGGGCCTGGCCGACAACTTCGCCGCGCCTGAAGAAGGGCTGGTCGAGTTCGCCGGCTGGGACGACGAAGTCAACGCCGGCCTCTGGCGCCGCATGCGCGAGTGGTTCATCGGCCAGTTCGGCGCCGATACCGCCGACAAGGTGATCCCCGCCTGGGACGTCGACACCCTGCAGCGCGAGGCCATGCGCCCCGAGCCCGAACTGATCCCCGCCCCCAACCCCACCACGGCCTATGCCGAAGGAGCCCCCGCAGTGACCACTGCCACCACGGCCGCCGACCAGGCGGCAATCACGGCCCGCCAGGCCGAACTGGACGCCCGCGAGGCGGCCCTGCAGAGCCGGGAGGCCGCCCAGGCCGCCCTGGTCAAGCAGGCCCGCAGCGCCGGCATTGCCGCCTTCTGCGATGGCCTGGTGCAGCAGGGCCGCCTGCTGCCTGCCGAGCGGGCCCGCATCGTGGCCTTCATGGAGGGCCTGCCCGACGACGCCGAGGTGATCGAGTTCGCCGATGGCGACCCGGCCAAGCCGGTGAAGTCGCCCGCCCTGGAGGTGTTCCAGGCCTTCCTGAAGGGCCTGCCGCCGCGCGTCGAGTTCAGCGAGCTGGCCCACACCGATCGCACCGGCGCCACCGTCGACCTGGCCGACGGCAACGCCATCGCCAAGGCCGCGCTCGAGTTCGTCGAGGCCGAGGCCAAGGCCGGCCGCACCGTCGCCATCGACGCGGCGGTCCAGCACGTCATCACCACCCAGCGCAAGGAAGCCTGACCCACCATGAGCAACAAGCAACGTTTCGAGAGCTACCGCGCCGAGGTGGCCGTGGCCGCCTACCTGATCGTGCGCTACGGCAGCGCCGATGGCGCCGCCACGCTGGCCACCGCCGCCACCGATGCCCTGATCGGCGCGGCCGACGGCCTGGACAAGGCCATCGGCGAGCTGGTCGACGTGCACATCGGCGAGATCGGCGAGGTGCGCCTCGGCGGCACGGTGACCCGCGGCGCCGCGCTGACCGCCAACGCCAGCAGCAAGGCGATCAGCACCACCACCACCGGCAACCGGATCATCGGCTACGCCGAGCAGAGCGGCGCGGCCGACGACGTGATCCGCTACCGCGTGTCCCCGGGCACGCTGTAACCCCAGCCCGAAGCACCTTCAAAGGACTGACCCCACATCATGGCCAAGACCCCGTTCGTCATCGTTCCCGAGCTCACCGCCATCGCGGTGGCCTACCGCCAAGGCGGCCTCATCGCAGACCAGGTGCTGCCCTACGTGCCCGTGGCCACGCAGGAGTTCCGCTACAAGAAGTTCAGCCTGGGCGACGACTTCAGCGTGCCCGCCACCCTGGTGGGCCGCAAGGGCGCACCGCAGCAGATCGAGTTCGGCGAGACCGAGGTGACCGACAGCGTGCAGGACCACGGCCTGGACGTGCCGGTGCCCAACGCCGACCAGGAAGCCTTCGAGCGTGCCCGTGCGGCCGGCAACGCGGCGGGCACTGACCCGACCATGCGCGCCACCAGCCAGGGCATGCAGCTGATGCTGACGGCCCGCGAGAAGCGCGTGGCCGACCTGGTGTTCAACCTGAGCAGCTACGGCACGCCCAACAAGCAGACCCTCAGCGGCACCGGCCAGTGGAGCGACTACACCAACAGCAACCCGCAGACGGCCATCAGCCAGGCGCTGGACAGCATGATCATGCGGCCCAACATCGCGGTCTTCGGCCGAAGCGTGTGGACGGCGCTGAGCCAGCACCCGAAGCTGTGCGCGGCCGTCTACAAGAACGGCACCACGGCCGGCAGCATCAGCCGCCAGGCGTTCGCCGACCTGTTCGAGCTGGAGGAGGTGCTGGTGGGCGACGGCTGGATCAACACCGCCGCGAAGGGCCAGGCGCCCACCATGACCCGGCTGTGGGGCAAGGGCGCGGCCTTCCTGCACCGCAACATGAACGCCGACACCGACTTCGGCATCACCTTCGGCTTCACCGCCCGCTTCGGCAACCGCATCGGTGGCTACGTGGAAGACCCGGACATGGGCATCCGCGGCGGCAAGCGGGTGCGCTCGGCCGAGTCGGTGAAGGAACTGCTCACCGCCAACGACCTGGGCTACTACTTCGCCGCGGCGGTGGCCTGACGGCAAGGTGCAGGAGACAGCGATGGCAACGAACCGCAACCCCGCATCGGCCGAACAGGCCAAGACCGCCACCTACAACGTCATCAGCCCGCTCACCCACGGCGTGCTGGTGAAGGACAAGCCGGTGGAGACCCGCTACGAGATCGGCGACCAGGTCGATCTCACCGAGGCCGAGGCAGCCCCGCTGCTGGGCCACACCGTCCAGCCCGTGAAGGGCTGACGCGAGATACCCCCCCCAGAGAGGGCAGTGAGGCCGGGGCGGCGTCGTGGCCGCCCCTGCGGAGCCCGAGCACGACTCAATCGCGTTGCCTCACGCCGGGGCTCAGAGCGCGAGGATGGTGTTGGCTGAAGCCCCGGCACCCAACAACAGCGCAAGGCCAGCACATGCCCATCCAGATCGGCGCCAAGGGCGCAAGCATCCCCGGCTACAACTTTCCTCCCCACGCATACATTGACTGGCTGAGCCCAGCACAAGAGGCGCTCGCCAAGCAGGGTGGGGATGCGTTCGATGTGCCTGCACGGATGTTGAAGCCTTCTTCAGTCCCGCTCGTGGAGGCCTTGGTCGCGGATGGTGGCATTGCGACCTTGCCTGCGGAAAGCCGCGATCAGCTGGCATCCCGGCGACCCGTCACTGCGGTGGGCACATTCGCCGGCACCGGCGCCGCGCTGACCATCACGGTCGGCTTCGTCCCCGACTTCCTGGTCATCAAGGATGTGTCAGGTGGCACTCGCCTAATGTGGGTCGCTCGCAATGGCACCTGGATGGGCCGTCACTACCCGATGACCGCCGAGGCAGCGCAGAACGATGGGCCGATCATCAATAGCGATGGCACCATCACCATCGGAGTGTTTGCTGCCATCAACACCAACGCGGCCCAATACGAGTGGTTTGCGTACCGCGACAACGGTGTCGGCGACCTGCTGATCTGCGATCACAGCGGCAATGACCAGCCCACTCGTACGTTGCGCTACGCCACCGGAGCGAAGCTGAAGGCGGCGCTGTTCAAGCGGGACAACGTGGCCTTCCCAGTCATTGCTCTGGCGGGCTATCCGGGAACTCGGGCGGATGGCAGTTTGTCCACCGACGTGACCATCAACTCCGACGGAACCATCACCACTGGCCAGGGCGCGGACATCAACATCTGGTCTGCTGATGCCGGCGAGGCTTGCACTTTCCTGGGCTTTGCGGACGGCGCGCGATCCATCTATGTCACGCGATACATGGGCACTGGCGCGAGCAAGGTTCTGCAGACCCCGTTCGATGAGATCGAGGCCGCGTTCATCTTCCCGCGTGGAGCATCGGGCAAAGCCGGAGCCTTCTGGACTTCGCGGCTTGCTGCTGGCACCACCCTGTCCACCATCAACGAGACGGCGGCAGCGGTCGGCGCCCAAGCCGTCACCGGCGTCACCGGCGGCCGATTGACGGTCGGGACGGACGCTCGCTGCAACGCCAACGGTGTCGCATACACGTTGATCGCATTCCGCAAGGCCCGTCAGGCGCCCGGGCTGGCCTCTGGTCAGAACTACCGCCCCCTTCGGTCCACCAAGCACATGACCATGCCGGCTGGCGCCTTCATCAACTGCGGTACCAGCGACTCACTTCGGATCAGCGGGGCAATCACGCTGGAATGGTGGGGATCGCACTATCTGACTTCAGCGGTGTCTATGCCTGGCAGCGGGGCCAATGACGATGTCAACTCGCAATGCCCGCTGATGTGGCGATCCAACGGGGCGGACGGCGTTGCGGGAAGTGTGTCGTTCGGATTGGCAGTCATCAGGCCTGTCGCGTCCTCTGGCATTGCCGCTCCCTTGTGGGTGGCGGTGACGGACCTGTTTGATCTGCCGGTGGCCAACAACATCCAGGTGGACAACAACCAGCCGTGGCAGACCGGGGTACCGATCATCCCGCGCACGATGCAGCATTTGCTGGTGACGCACGATGGTGCAGGACTGTGGCGGGTCTACCTCAACGGCCAGCTCGTCAAGGAGCGCGACCGGAACCTGCAACAAGCGGCACCTGCCCGCCCGAACATCTCAGGTGGCGCGGGCCACACCATGTGCTTCGGTGCTCGAAAGCGGACTGGGACGCCAGCCATGACCAACTTTCAGACGACGCTGTACGGCGGCAGGGTGTACGCGCGTGAACTCTCGGTCGCGGAGGCGCGGAACAACTACAACGCGCTGTTCAGCGACAACGCCGCCACTCCTACCCCCGACTTCACCGAGGAATGGCTGGCAGCCAATGCCGCCAGCGGTGCGTTGCTGCCAGCCACGGTCAACAGCGCCAACAACGGGGTGGCTTCAAGCGCGGCTGTGTTGCTTGAAGGAGTCTGATGACATTACTGGCCGCTCCCGGCCTGCTGACCTCTTACCCCCAACTCAATTGACCTCAACACCTCGTGAGCAATTTGCCGCATGGTGTGGAGTTCGACGTCCGGGACGCGAGACATGGATGCGCGAGCGCCCGAAAAAACTCGGAAGGGACCTTCGCGTTGCATCTCCGCTATGTCCTCGCTGATTTCCGCGTCGACATGCGCCCCTCCTAGCTCGTTTCGTAGCGAAGTCACAAGCCCCATTCGATTCATGAGCTGCCCGTCAGATTTTGGAATCACAGGCTCCGCCCACCAATCATCAAATGACAAGAAGCGGTTCATCGGTACTGAGTCGAGATTGGCATGAAAGCTAACAGAGCCGCTAGGCGAATGCTCCCAGTAAACAAGGCGCGGGCCAATGAAGATGGTCTTGGGCTCCAAAGGTGGGCAAGAGCTGATGAACTGCAGGCCAGGCATGAGTCCCACCTGATGAAGAAGAGACTTGTAGTTTCGACCTTTCTCAAGCACCAGCTTCACAACCTCGTTGGCCATGCGTTTTGCCTCGGAAACATGCCCCTCGTCGAAGTCCCTGCATGAGCGCGCAAGAAAGCCCATCTGCTCATGCAGCTGCTGCCAGCGTTCGCTGTCTGAAGTCGGTACCTTGTTCTTTGCTGCCATTTCTTGCGCTCCCAAGTTGATCAGCCATTCTCGACCTGACTCGTGAATCAAACCATACCCCAATGGTGAGGACGTATGCCCTACTGCACCCAGGCCAACCTCGTCGACCGCTTCGGCCAGGTCGAGCTGATCCAGCTCACCAACCCGACCGACCCGGCCGCCGTCACCGTCAACGCCACGCGCGTCGACGATGGCATTGCCGACATCGACGCGCTGATCGACGCCAAGCTGCAGGCCCGCTACACGCTGCCCCTGGCCGCAGTGCCGCGCGTGCTGCGCAACATCGCCTGCGACCTGGTGCGCGCCCGGCTGTACGAGGACCGCATCACCGACCACGTGGCCAAGCGCGAGACGGCCGCCCTGAAGCTGCTCGACGAGATCGCGCAGGGCAAGCTCCAGCTGGGCCTGGACGACGCCGGCCAGGCAGCGCCCAGCAGCGACGGCCCGCAGTTCACCGCGGGCGCCCGCGTCTTCAGCTCTAAGCTGCTCGGGGACTACGCATGACCGTCGCCACCACCGAGGCCGCCGTGCTGGCCAAGGTGCGCTCCGTGTTCGGCAACCGGGTGCGCACTGTGGGCGTGCTGCCCGGCGAGTTCAGCGACGAGCTGCTGCGCTCCATGCTGACCCTGGCGCCGTTCGTGCTGCTGCACTTCAACGGCGGGACGAACCCGCGGCCTGGCGCGCAGACGGCCGGAATCAACGCCCAGTGGGAGGTTTACGTCGGCACCGCGCATGCCAGCGGCCCCGATGCGCGCCGGCTGGGCGATGCCCTGCAGATCGGCACCTACGAGATGCTGCAGCTGGTCTGCGCCAACCTGCACAACCTGGACGCCGGTGACGACGGCAGCCTGCAGCTGCAGCGCGTGGAGAACCTGTTCACCGGCGCTGTCGACCGGCAGGGCCTCACGGTGTACGGGGCCATCTTCTCGCAGCCGATGCAGTTCGACCTGACGCTGCCGCAGGGCCTGGACGACTTCGAGACCTTCCACGCGCAGTACGACGTGCCGCCCCACAGCACGCTGACCGACCACCAGGCCTGGCTGGCCGCCAACTACGCCACCAGCCGGCCTGATGCGCAAGACACCGTGCAGCTGCCCGTGCAGCCCTGACCAACCCCCACAGGAGCCATTGCATGCCCGACACCACCGTCACCATCAGGCCGGCCGCCGGCCTGGTGGTGCGAGACCCCGCCACCCGCGCGCCGCTGGCGACCGAGGGCGAGCTGAAGACGCTCGACACCTACTGGAGCCGCCGCCTGCTCGATGGTGATGTGCACCTGGTGGCCGATGCGGCCGCCACGACCCAACCCGCGGCCAAGGCCGCTTTGAAGGCACCTCAAGGGAGCGCCCAATGACCCTCAGCTTCAACGCCATCCCGATCAACATCCGCACGCCTGGCCAGTACATCGAGTTCGACAACTCGCGTGCCCTGCGCGGCCTGCCGGCCATCGAGCACAAGATCCTGGTGCTGGGCCAGCGCCTGACCACCGGCACGGTGGCGGCCGGTGTGCCCACGCGCATCCTGACTGCGGCGCAGGCCGAGGAGTACTTCGGTCGCGGCTCCATGCTGGCGGCCATGCTGGGCGCCCTGAAGGCCGCCAACACCTACACAGAGTGCTGGGCCGTGGCGCTGGACGACAACGGCGCGGGCGTGGCGGCCACCGGCACCATCACCCTGGCAGGCAGCCCCACCAAGTCGGGCACGCTCAACTGCTACATCGGCGGCAAGGTGGTGCAGATCGCGGTGGCCAGCGGCGCCACCGCCAGCGCGCTGGCCACGGCGCTGGGCGCGGCGATCATGGCCGACTCAACGCTGCCGGTGACGGCCACCGTGCTGGGCGCGGTGGTGACGCTGACCGCCCGCCACAAGGGGGAGGCGGCCAACGGCCTGGACGTGCGGTTCAGCTACTTCAGCGGCGAGCGCACTCCCGATGGCCTGACCACCACCGTGGTGCCCCTGGGCAGCGGAACCAGCAACCCCGACGTGCAAGCGGCCATCACCGCCATCGGCGACGAGCAGTACCACACCGTGGTGATGCCCTACACCGACAGCAGCAACCTGGGCAAGCTGGAGACGCTGCTGGCCACCCGCTTTGGCCCGATGGTGCAGAAGGAAGGCCACGCCTTTGCCGCGGCGGCCGGCAGCCACGCCACCATCACCACGCTGGGCGGCGCGCGCAACAGCCCGCACCTCACCATCATGGGCGCCGGTAAGAGCCCCACGCCCACCTGGGTGTGGGCCGCGGTGGCGGCGGCCGTCGATGCCTACGAGCCCGACCCCGCCCGGCCGCGCCAGACGCTGGTGCTGCCCGGCGTGCTGGCCCCGGCGATCGCCGACCGCTGGACGCGCGACGAGCGCAACCTGGCGCTGTTCGACGGCATCAGTACCACGGTGGTGGATGCGGGCGGCCAGGTGCTGATCGAGCGGTTGATCACCACCTACCAGACCAATGCCTTCGGCGTGGCCGACACCAGCTACCTGGACGTGGAGACAGTGCGCACCATCGCCTACCTGCGCTACACCGTGCGGGCGCGCATCGCGCAGAAGTTCCCGCGGCACAAGCTGGCCGACGACGGCACGCTGTACGGCCCCGGCCAGGCGGTGGTGACGCCCAAGGTGATCCGCGACGAGCTGGTGGCGCTGTTCATGGACTGGATGGACGCCGGCCTGGCCGAGGGCCTGGAGCAGTTCAAGACCGACCTGCTGGTGCAGCGCGCCTCGGGCGACCCGAACCGGGTGGACGCGATCATCCCGCCCGACGTCGTCAACCAGTTCCGCGTGTTCGCGGCGCAGGTGCAGTTCCGCCTGTAGGCCCTTGCTTTAGCGCACGCGAAAGGACACAGATGACGATCCAAGTGACGATCAGGCACGCTGATGAAGGCAGTGCCGCCACCCTGAAGGTGACGGTGGTCACCGTGGGCAACCCCGAGGCCAGCGAGCAGGTGATCCAGCTCACCGGCGGGCAGGAGGCCACGGTGCATGTGCACAAGGGCCAGTTCGTGATGGTCGACGAGAAGGGAGCCTGACATGGGCAAGGTGCATTCGCAGGCATACATCAAGACCGACGGCAAGCTGCTGCAGACGCTGGATGGTGCCAAGCTGGACAAGGGCGGTGTGGAGCGATCGCCGGTGATGGGCTCGACCGGCCTGCATGGCTACAGCGAGGTGAAGAAGCCCGGCATGCTGACCTGCGAGATCTCGTTGGCCCAGGGCACCAGCCTGGCCGAGATCGAGAAGATCACCGACGCCACCGTCACCTACGAGGCCGACACCGGCCAGACCTACGTGATCCGCCACGCCTTCGTCACCAAGACCCTGACGGTGCAGGCCGGCGAGGGCGGCAAGGTGGCGGTGGAGTTCTGCGGCGATCCGGCCGAGGAGATGCTCTCGTGAGCGCGCCCATCCCGCACCCGCTGAAGCACCCGGTGGAGCTGAAGCGCGCCGATGGCAGCGTGATCGAGACCATCAGCGAACTGCAGCTGCACCGCCTGAAGGGCGGCGATGCGCGCAAGGTGCTGAATCTGCGTGAGAAGGGCGCGGGCGACTTCATCGCCGCGCTGCTGTGCGCCAGCGCGCGCATTCCGCCCAGCACCTTCGATCAGCTGGACGCCGAGGACATCGTGGCCGCGGCGGAGGTGGCGGGCGGTTTTTTGGGGGTTGCCCCAGCAATCTCGAAGACGTGATTGCCGACGTGGCCTTCACGCTGCACCAGCCCATCCCGGTGCTGGAAGCGATGGAGGTGGATGAGCTGATGGCCTGGCACCGCCAGGCCATTCGCATCAACAAGCTGATCAACGAGGCCCCGAAGTGAGCAACCTGCGCCTGCAATTCGTGATCGATGCGGTAGACCGCGCGACCGCGAATGTCACGCGCATCACCAAGTCGATCGACAAGCTCTCGGAGCCGGCGCGTCGTGTGCGCGCATCGCTGAACAACCTTCTCGACGCCAGCCGCATGGATCGCGTGCGTGATGCGATCGGCGAGCTGGGCGGCCGCCTGCAGGCCGTCCAGGCCTGGGGCCGTGGTGTGGTTGCAGTTGGTGCGGCAGTTGCCATCGCAGCCGGCGGTGCCGGCTTTGCGCTGAAGAGCAACATCGACGCGGTCGACGCCATGCTCGACCAGGCCAAGAAGCTGAACATCCCCATCGAGATGTATCAGCGGCTCGGTTACGCGGCTCAGATGAACGGCAGCAACAGTCAAGAGATGGGCCAGGCGCTGCAGTTCATCAGCCAGAACATGGTGGAGGCCATCAACGGCAGCAAGGAAACCGCGCTGTGGTTCGCCCGCGTCGGCATCAGCATGGATGCGCTGCGCAAGATGAACGCGGTGCAGGTGATGGAGGCAATCGCCGACCGGTTTGCCGCGGTGGGTGATGCTGGCCAGAACGCTGAGAAGAAGATCGCGCTGATGCGTGCGCTGATGGGCCGCAGCGGTGCTGAACTGAAGCAGACGCTGGACCTCGGTTCGGCAGGGCTGCGCAAGTTCTACGCTGAAGCCGACGCGCTGGGTGGTGTGGTGTCTGTTGAAGTCGCCGAGGCGATGGGCGACTTCAACGACAACTGGGACCGCATGCGCTTCAGCATGACTGGCGCGGTGTCGGCGATCGCCTCAGCCGCGCTGCCGGTGCTCAACGACCTGGTGCAGCGCATCACGAACTGGACCGTTGCAAACAGAGCCCTGATCGCAACGCGCCTGGCCGAGTATGTCGAGCAGATCGTGCCGCGGCTGCCGGCGATCGCCACCTCGCTGGCGCAGATCGGCGGCGCGCTGGTCACCGTCATCGGCCTGGCCGATCGCTTCGCTCAGGCGCTGGGCGGCTGGGAGACGGTGTTTGCCATCGTCACCGGGGTGATCCTGGGCCAGGGCCTGTTCGCGCTGTCGATGCTGGTGCCTGCCATCTACGCAGTTGGTGTGGCGCTGATGGCCACGCCCTTTGGCTGGTTTGCTGCTGGCGTGGCCGGGCTGGCTGCCGGTGCGGCACTGGTCTACTCGAAGTGGGAGCCGATCAAGACCTTCTTCTCCGAGCTCTGGGCCAGCATCATCAACGGTCTGAACCGTCTGGACAGCATGATGCCCAGTTGGCTGCCGCGCGTGCCCCAGATCGGCGCTGCCGGCGCCGCCGCAGCGCCTGCAGCGCCGGTGCCCGGCTCGGCTGTGGGTGCAGCTGCGCCCAGCGCGATCGCGCAGCGCGGCGGGCCCTTCAAGGCCGAGGTGGGCGGCACGCTGAAGATCGAGTTCGACGGCAACGGCCAGCCGCGTGTTCGCGAGCTGCGCAAGGCGCCGGGCAGCGTGCTCGACTTCGACGTGTACAGCGGCCAGGTGATGGCGGGCTCATGACCTGGCGTGACCAGCTCCAGGCGGCATCGTTCCGCGGTGTGCCGTTCTTTGTGGACAGCCACGAGGCGGTGTTGGGCCGCCGCGGCCAGGTGCACGAGTTCCCGCAGCGGGACACGCCCTATGTCGAAGACCTGGGCCGCAGAGCACGGGTTTTCACGGTCGAAGCCTTCGTGCTGGGCGGCGACTATATGCAGACCCGGAACCGGCTGCTGCAGGCGATCGAGCAGCCAGGCCCGGGTGCGCTGGTGCACCCGTACATGGGCGAGGTGCGCGCGTCGCTGGTCGACTGCAAGCTGCGCGAGGCCACGGCCGAAGGCGGCATGGCGCGGATCACCATGCAGTTCGTGGAGGCGGGCACGGCGCGTTTCCCAACGGCCAGCGTCAGCACCTCGGCGGCTGTGACGGCCTCGGCCGACTTCGCTGCGCAGGCGGTTCAAAGCAACTTCGAGCGGCGCTATGCAGTGGCCGGCAAGCCGGCCTTTGTGGCCGAGGCCAGTGGCAACGTCTTCACATCGGCGCTGGGTGGCATGCAAGGCGCGCTGTCCAAGGTGCGCGGTGCTGCAGACCAGGTGGCCAAGCTGCAGCGCATGGTCGACAGCTACAAGCGCGACCTGACCACGCTGATCTACGTGCCGGCCAGCGCAGCCCAGGCGCTGGTGGGCAGCATCCGCCAGCTGGTGCGCAGCGTGGCTACGGCGCCGCGCGATGCGCTGAGCCTGGCACGTGCGCTCTACCGCTTCGGCAGCCTGCTGCCGCCGGTGGCTCCCAACACGACCAGCCGGCGTGCCCAGGCAGTGGCCCAGGCCGAGATGGTGCGCCTGGTGCGGGTGGTGGCCGCGGCCGAGGGCGCCCGTGCTGCGACAGGCGTGGTGTGGGAGAGCTACCAGGACGCGGTGACCGCGCGCAACGACCTGGTCGACACGCTCGACGAGGTGATGTTGTCGGCCGACCTGGCCGACGAGGTGTACCAGGCCCTGCACGCATTGCGGACTGCAGTGGTGCGTGACGTTGCCGCCCGCGGCGCTGATCTGGCCCGGCTAGTGACCTGGACTCCGCAAGGCACCGTGCCTTCGCTGGCGCTTGCGCAGCAGCTGTATGCCAACGCGCTGCGGGAGCCTGAGCTGCTGCAACGCAATGGGGTGCGCCATCCGCTGTTCGTCGCTGGCGGCGTGCCGCTGGAGGTGCTGGCAGATGGTTGAGAGTCAGATCGATCTGCTGGCTGGTGGCCGCAGTCATGCGGGCTGGCAAAGCGTGCAGGTTCGGCTGGGCATGGATCAGTGCGCTGGCGGGTTCCGCTTGATGGTGAGCGAGCGGTGGATCGGCCAAGATCTGGACTGGGCGATCCCTGCGGGCGAGCGGTGCGAGCTGCTGATCGGCGGCGAGACCGTCATCACCGGCTGGGTTGATGAGACGCGGCTGAGCATGGACGCCGGCAGCCACCAGGTCGAGCTGAGCGGACGTGACGCTACTGGCGACCTGGTCGACTGCAGTGCCGTGCGCAAGGCGGGACAGTGGCGGGGCCTGCGCATCGAGCAGATCGCGACCGAACTGGCCGCGCCGTTCGGTGTTGCGGTGCGTGCGGATGTGGACACCGGCAAGCCACTGCCGAGCTTTGCGCTGCAGGAGGGCGAGACGGCATTCGAAGCGATCGAGCGTGCAGCACGCATCCGCGCGCTGCTGCTGGTGAGCGACGGCCGCGGCGGGCTTCTCATCACACGCGCAGGCACGCAGCGCGTGCCAACCCCGCTGGTGCTGGGCGAGAACATCCTGCAGGCGCGGGTAGGCCTGGACATGCGGGACCGGTTCAGCAGCTACATCGTCAAGGGCCAGGCGCCGGGCAATGACTTCTTCAGTGGGCCCAGCGCGTCGCAGATCAAGGCCCTCGCCAGCGACACCGGCGTGAAGCGGTACCGGCCGCTCATCATCACCAATGACGCGCCCGATCTGGCTGCCACGCTCACGCAACGCGCCGAGTGGGAAGCCAACGTTCGGGCCGCGCGGTCGCTGGACGTCGAGCTCACGGTGCAGGGATGGCGGCACGCCGGAGGTCTGTGGCGGCCCAACACGCTGGTGTCCGTGATTGCCACGGCATTGCGGCTGGATGCCGATCTTCTGGTCACCAACGTTCTGTACTCGCTGGATGATCAAGGCACCACCACCGCCTTGCGCCTCACGCGGCCCGACGCATACACGGCGCTGCCGCTGAAAGCGGCTGCAGTTGGCTCAGCAGGATTCTGGACGCTGCCGGCAAAGGATGGGCGATGAGCGGCGCGCTTCAACGTGCGATGCGGCCAATGCTGCAGCGCCTGCAGCTGATGATCGGCCGCGCGGTGGTGCTGCTGGTGAACGACGGCAGCAAGCTGCAGGGCCTGCAGGTTAGCCTGCTCGCCGACGAGGTGCGCGACCAGGTCGAGCGCTTCCAGAACTACGGCTTCACCAGCCACCCGCTGCCGGGCGCTGAGGCCGTGGCGGCCAGCGTGGCCGGCAACCGGGACCACGTACTGGTGATCGCGGTGGACGATCGCCGGTACCGGCTGACCGCGCTGCAACAGGGCGAGGTGGCGATCTACACCGACGAGGGCGACAAGATCGTGATCAAGCGAGGCGGCACCATCGAAGTGACGGCGGCGACCAAGGTGGTGCTGGACACGCCGCTGGTGCAGTGCACGGGCGACGTGACGGTGGCCGGCACGGTGACGGCCGGCGTGGATGTGGTGGCCGACGGCATCAGCCTGGTGGGCCACCGCCACGGCGGTGTGGACACCGGCGTGGGCAACACCGGGGTGCCTGTATGAGCGACCTGCGGACCGTATGGCGCGACCTGGGTGGCGACTGGCTGGTGGCCGGCCCGTCCCTGGCAGAAGACGACGGGCTGGAGACCGCCGTGGTGCTGAGCCTGTTCACCGACCGCGTCGCGGCCGAGGGCGACACCGCGGTGGAGCCCACTGCCCGCCGTGGCTGGTGGGGCGACGCTTACCCCGAGGTGGCTGGTGACCAGATCGGCAGCAGGCTGTGGCAGCTGGCCCGTGAGAAGCAGCTGCCCGCTGTGCTGGCACGCGCTGAGCTGTATGCCCGCGAGGCCCTGCAGTGGCTGGTGGACGATGGTGTGGCCAGCAGCGTTACGGTGCAGGCCGAGGTGGTGCGCCAGGGCGTGCTGGGCCTGCTGGTCACCATCACGCGCAGCGCGACGCCGGTGATCCGATTCCGCTTCGAAACCTTCTGGAAGGGGGCTTGAATGCCTTTCTCACGCCCATCGCAAGCTGACCTGATCGACCGCGCGGCGGCCGACATCGAGGCCGGCCTGCCTGGCACCGATGCGCGGCTGCGCCGCAGCAACCTGGCCGTGCTGGCCCGCATGCATGCCGGCGGGGTGCACGGCCTCTATGGCTACCTGGACTGGCTGGCGCAGCAGCTGCTGGTGGACACGGCCGAGACGATCTTCCTGGACCGGCACGCCGGCATTTGGGGTGTGCTGCGGGTGCCGGCCGCCTTCGCCTCGGGCCCGGTGGCGGTGACAGGCACCAGCGGTGTGGTAGTGCCCACGGGCACCCAGATGCTGCGCAGTGACGGAGCAGCCTTTGTTTCGACGGTCGATGTGACGCTGGCATCGGGCACGGCTTCGGTGCCGGTGGCTGCGGTCGAGTCGGGGGCAGCTGGTAACGCGCTGGCCGGCACGCAGATGAGCTTTGTGCAACCGCTGGCCGGTGTGGCCAGCGTGGCGGCCGTTGGCGCCGGCGGCCTGGTGGGCGGCGCAGACCGCGAGACCGACGACGCCCTGCGGGCGCGTGTACTGGCCCGCATCCAGCAAGCGCCGATGGGTGGTGCGCAGGCCGACTACGTGGCCTGGGCGCTGCAGGTGCCGGGCGTGACGCGCGCCTGGTGCTACCCGCTCGAGGGCGGCCCCGGCACGGTGACCGTGCGCTTCGTGCGCGACGGCGACGCCAGCCTGATTCCAGACAGCGGCGAGGTGGCAGCCGTGCAGGCCTACATCGACGATCGCCGCCCGGTGTGCGCGCAGGTGACGGTGGCGGCGCCAACCGCGCTGCCGCTCGACATGGCCATCACGCTAACCCCGAACACGCTGGCGGTGCGCAATGCCGTCACGGCCGAGCTGGCCGACGTGCTGCAGCGCGAGGCCTACCCCGGCGGCACCATTCTGCTGAGCCACCTGCGCGAGGCGATCAGCGTGGCGGCCGGCGAGACCAACAGCGTGCTGACCACGCCGACTGCGGACGTGGCGCACAGCGCTGGCCAGATGCCGGTGCTGGGCACCATCACCTGGAGTTGATGCGATGGCCGTGGTGCGCAGGCTGACGGAGGGCGACGGCGCGCAGCTGCTGGAAGACCCAGTGCTGCAGAAGCTGACCGTGTCCGTGCGGCGCGATGTGGTGGCCTACATCGCCGACCTGCTGGACACCACCCGGCCCGATCGCGCGGCCGGGTTGCTGGGCTTCAACATCGCGATCAACTACCCGCCGGGCACCGTAGGCGCCCGGCTGAAGGCAATCCTCACCGGCATTGGTGAGGGCCAGCCCTGGGCCGATGTGGACGCGCTGGTGGCCGAGCTCGAGGGCCGGCTGGGTGAGACTGCCCTGGACCCGTCGATCGTGGCGCTGCTTGAGCTGATCGACCAGCCGGGCACGGGCCTGCTGGCGCGCGTGGATGACCTGCAGGCTGCCTATGGCGACACGGTGGCCGCCGCTGCCAGTGCTAGCGCCGCAGCCGATGCAGCTGCCGATGCGGCCACGGCAGCGGCTGACGCGCTGATGGCCAGCAATGCCGCCGCCGTGAGCGCTGGTGACGCGCTGGAGAGCGTGACGCTGACCCAGGATGCCAAGCTGGCCGCGGAGACGGCAGCTGGCGCTGCCAGCGCCAGCGCGACCACGGCAGCCACGTCGGCCAGCAGCGCGGCAGGATCGGCCAGCACTGCCAGCACCCAGGCCGGCCTTGCCGCGGCATCAGCAAGCACGGCGTCTGGCGCCGCGGTAGCGGCCGTCGAGTCTGCTCAGTCGGCCAGCACCTCCGCAACGGCAGCCGGCTCAGCGGCAACGGCAGCAAACAGCGCCAGGCTGTCAGCCGAGACGGCGGCGGGCTCAGCGAGCACTGGCGCATCCAGCGCCGCCAGCTCGGCCACATCTGCCGCTGGCTCGGCGAGCACGGCCAGCACAAAGGCGACTGAGGCTGCCACGGCGGCTGCAGCTGGGGCCGGCTCGGCCAGTGCTGCCAGCACCTCGGCATCCAATGCATCCGCCTCTGCCACCCAGGCGGCCAACAGTGCCAGCGCTGCCAACAGCGCCAGGCTGTCGGCAGAAACTGCTGCCAGCAATGCAGCGGTGAGTGCGGGCAATGCAGCCACCTCGAGCAGTGACGCTGCCTCAGCTGCAGCAAGCGCCAGCACCTCTGCGAGCGCCGCAGCTACCTCGGCGAGCAATGCGCTGGGCAGTGCGAACGCCGCGGCGACTTCGGCCAGCAATGCTTCCACCGCGGCGACCGCCGCCAGCACCTCGGCCAATGCGGCAAGCGCGTCAGCCAACACAGCGGCCACCAGGGCGAGTGAGGCTGCCACCTTTCGGAACGAGGCGGCGAGCTCCAGCTCATCGGCGAGCAGCAGCGCGGCGACTGCTACCTCTCAAGCGGGTGTGGCGGCATCGGCAGCTGGTTCGGCGGGTTCGTCAGCGTCGGCGGCTTCGAACTCGGCCGCCAGTGCCAGTGCCTCGGCATCGAACGCGGCTGGATCAGCCAGTGCAGCGGCATCCCACTACAGCGCGACGGTTGCAGCGACAGGCGAGCTGACCGCAGAAGTCGAGAGCCTGTCTCAAGCCATTGCCGGCCCCAACGGGGTGACCGCACAGCAAGTGCTGAAGGTCAGCGCAACGCGCAGTGACGGCAAGAAGGTGTTCGGTGCCATTGGCTTGGCGGCCACCGCGCCGAACGATGCCACGGGCGGGCAGAGCGAGATCATCCTGCAGGCCGACAGGCTGCTGTTTGTGCCGCCCGGCAACCCGAACGCGGCGCCAGCGCAGCTGTTGGATGTGGCCGTGGTCGACGGGGTGACAACGCTGGCAGTGCCGGCTGCCCGCATCGGCGACCTGACCGTCGGTACCGCGAAGATCGGCAACCTGGCGGTCATCACCGAGAAGCTGGCGAACAACGCCGCCACCGTGACGTCGAGCGTGGTGCTTGCCAGCAATGCTGGGTTCACCCAAGGCGGGCTGGTGCCCATCATGGCCATGTCGATCACCACCGGCGGCGCGCCGTTGCTGATCCTGTGCGAGGCCACCTTCTTTGCGGACATCGACACGGACTCGGTGTCGATCGCGATCTTCGCGGGCTCCTCACAGGTCTACGTCAGGGAGGGCCCCATCTCGCAGAACGGCATTCTCAGCACCGGGCTCTTTGCGGTCTACCTGGGCAGCACGTCGTCCTCTGGTCCGGTCACGATCACGATGTCGGCCACCTGCAATGGTGCGCCCTGCACGATGTTGGCCACCGGTGGACGCACCTTCATGTGGGCGTTGGGAGCGAAGAAGTGATCCGCGTTGCAGCATGCGATCAGGCGGGTGTGGTGCGCTTCGTCATCGACAGCGTCGACGGCGAGCTGCCATCGATGCCAGGGGTCAGCTTCGTCGAGGTGGAGCCTGACTTCAACGGCGACGGGCTGCAGCTGGTCGATGGGCAGTTCGTCCCGCGGCTGGATGCCGACCAGGTGGCTCAAGAAGCGGCCGAGCGCCTGGTGCTCCACAAGCGCCGAAACCAGCTGCTGGCGAGCGACTGGACGCAGCTGCCGAACGCGCCCCTGGCCGCTGAGCAACGGGCAGCCTGGGAGACGTACCGGCAGGCGCTGCGCGACATCACGGACCAGCCTGGCTACCCGTTGTCGATCGACTGGCCGTTGAAGCCTGGCAATGCTGGATGACTACCTCTACCTGGTCGCGCCATCCGGGGCCTACCTGGTGTGGCGTGACGCCTACCTGATCTGGGAGACCTCGATGCTGCAGCAGCTGCGCCAGCAATACGGCCTGGTGCAACACACCCAGGATGAGTACCGCGATGCGCTGGCGGGCCTGCTGCCAACGGGCGCTGCCTGGCCGCGCGATCCGGCATCTGCCCTGCTGCAGCTGGTGCGCAGCTTCGCTGCCGAGCTGGAGCGGCTGGACATGCGGGCTGCACAGCTGCTGGCCGAAACCGACCCGGCGACCACCACGGAGCTTCTGCCCGACTGGGAGCGCGTGGTCGGCTTGCCTGATCCGTGCGTCACCACGGGCCAGACGGTGGCCGAGCGGCGCCAGGCGCTTGAAGGGCGGCTCACCAGTGTGGGAGGGCAGTCGAGGCGGTTCTTCATCGAGCTGGCGGCGCGCCTGGGCTACAGCATCACCATCGATGAGTTCGCATCAGCCGCTGCGGCCACGGCTGCGGGGATTTCGTTCACCGGCGACGGCTGGGCGCACACCTGGCGCGTGAACATCCCGACGACTGTGGCAGTGACACCTTTCCGCGTGGGTGCCGGGGCGGTGGGGGAGCCGCTGCGGGTGTGGAGCAACGAGGTGATCGAGTGCCAGTTCAACCGGTACAAGCCCGCCCACACCCGCGTTCTGTTTGCCTACGCGGCCTGATCCAGGCTGCACTGAAGGGGGATTGACCATGCATCGAATTGACGGGCCGGCAGCGGCGCCTGGTGGGTACTTCACCGAGGGCGACCCGTCGGTTGGGACGCCGGCAACCGTGGTGACCGACGACTGGATGAACGCGGTTCAGGCGGAGATCGAGGCGGTGGCTACCTCGGCCGGCGCGGCGCTGAACAAGGCCGACAACACACAGATGCTGACGGCGATCCGCTCGTTGATCGCCGCCTCGATTCCGGCCGGCGCCGTGCAGGCGTTTGCCCGCGCGAGTGCACCGACCGGGTGGTTGGTTTGCGACGGGGCGACGATCAGCCGCACCGCCTACCCGGTGTTGTTCGCTGCGATCGGGGTGGTGTTCGGTGCTGGCGACGGCAGCACGACGTTTCGCCTGCCCGATCTGCGGGGCGAGTTCATCCGCGGCTTGGACGGCGGGCGTGGAGTGGACGCCGGCCGCGCGCTGGGGTCTTCGCAGGCACAGCAGGTGCAGCATCACAAGCACGTGGTGCCCCAGGGTGAGAACGGTCAGGCCCTGTTCGGGACGACGGCGACCAGCCTCTACAACGGCATCGGCGCCAGCGACACCAACAACCCGCGGCCCCACACGAACGACGGTTCGGACTACGACGGCCCGGTGAACGCCGCGGGAGTGGTAGGTTCGGAAACCAGGCCGCGGAACGTGGCGCTGCTGTACTGCATCAAGACCTGAGGCGCACCAGGGCGGTGCGAATGCGACACTTGGTCTGGGGCATCAAACCATTTGACGTGATGCCTCAAACCATGTGGCGCGTTACAGGACGTCGGGTACCTGGCCGACGGAAGTAGAGGCGGAGTCCTATGCGCCGCTTGCGGCGTGTAGGACGGGGGACATGGAGTCGGCCAGGTACCCGGCGGCCTCGGCCTCGCGCCGAAGATGGCAAGTCGGCAACTTCCGCTTCGAGTCCAGAGCAGCCCGACCCGCTCAGCGTCCGATCGTCACCACGATCTTCCCCGTCACCTCGCGCCGCGCCATCGCCGTCAGCGCCTCCTTGGCCTGCGACAGCGGGAATCGCGCGCCGATCGACGGCCGCAGCACGCCGGTCTCGGCCAGGCGGTGCACCGCGGCCAGGTGTTCGGCATGGTGGGCCGGGAAGTGGCGGCCGTACTCGCCGGCGCGCACGCCCACCACGCTGAAGCCCTTGATCAGCGGCCGGTTGCTGTCAATGCTGGCGATGCGGCCGCTGGCGAAGCCCAGCACCAGCAGCCGGCCGCCGAAGGCGGTGCAGCGGGCGCTCTCGTCGAACACATCGCCACCCACCGGGTCGGCCACCACATCGGCGCCGCGACCGCCGGTGGCCTCCAGCACCGCCGCGCGGAAGCCGCTGGACGGCAGCACCTGCACGCCCAGTGGCACCAGTTCGGCCAGGCGCTCGGGCTGGGTGGCGGTGGCGATCACCTGGGCGCCCAGGTGCAGACCGATCTGCACGCAGGCCTGGCCCACGCCGCCACGCGCGCCGTGCACCAGCAGCGTCTCGCCACGCTGCAGCCGGCCGATGCGGGCCAGCGCCACCCAGGCGGTCAGGCCGGTCACCATCACCGCGGCGGCGGCGTCCAGCGGCATGCCGGCCGGCAGGGCGCGCAGGCTGGCGCCGGGCACCACCACCTGCTCGGCCAGCAGGCCGTGCTTGCCGCCCAGGCCGACGCGGTCGCCCGGCGTCCAGCCGCTGTCGGGCCCGGCTTCGACCACCACGCCGGTGCCTTCCATGCCCGGGATGTAGGGCACCGGCGGCTTGAACTGGTACAGGCCGCGGGTCATCAGCAGATCGGGGAAGTTCAGCGCCACCGCCGCCATCGCCACCCGCACATCGGCCGGGCCCATGGGCGGCAGCGGCCAGCGGCGCAACTGCAGGCTGGCCAGGTCGTCGGCCAGGTGCTCGCAGACCAGGGCCAGGGTGTCGGTGGGTGCAGGCAT